GTTCTACTGTTGAGGCTTTAAATATCACAAGAGGACAGCGCCTAAAAGAACTGTCAGAGAAAATTCCCGATTGGCAAGAGTTTAATGATACGTACGACGAGGCTGGAGGTATCCTTGCTGACGTAATGTCCTTAGCTACTTTAAACAACTTTGATCCCTTGCTGCACAAAGATAAAGCCGCTGCGCTAAAGAATGATGTTGACCTAGACCTTAAGAGAAAAGCACTTGCGCGTGCTCAAAAAAACTCCAACAGCACTAAAGGAACTATTAATTATCGAAAGGGTAGAGTTACCGGCAGAGAGAAAGTAATTAAAGAATTTTATGACGGCACCACTATAGAGGGAGAACGTGTAGCTGGGTGGGATCGTTTGCAAGAAGAAGCAAATGGGGGGCAACGGGGTGTTGAAATATTCAAAATGGCTAGAGACAGCTACCGACAGACATTAGAAGACACCTATGCCATTTTAAGAAAGAAGATTGAGAAATCTGAAATTAAACAAGACGCTAAAGATGAGCTGTTAAAAACTATTGCAGATAGACTTAAAGCGTCTAAAGTTTTGCAAGTATACTTTCCTTTAATGCGGTATGGGGACTTTTGGCTACGAGTAGGTAAAGGCCAAAGAAGAGAGTTCTACATGTTCGAGTCGGAGCTGGAGCGAAATTTATTCGCCAGAGAACGTGCTAAAGAAGTAGCTCCTTCAAAGGACTTCACAAAAGCACTCGAAGACGAAGACGTGCAAGTTGGTAAGAATACTGGTGACAATCAGTTCCGTCGAGAAATGGAAGGCTCTAGCGAAGCGCTTAAAACCGTGTTCGATTTAATAGACGATAAGGCTTTGTCTAAAGAAGACGTGCAACTTATCAAAGATAACGTGTATCAAATGTACTTGATGACGCTATCCAGTTCAGACATGCGTAGAAAGTTTGTTCATCGTAAGGGTGTTGCAGGCTTTAGCAAGGACGCGCTACGTAACTTCGTTGTTACCCAGCATACGAGCGCAAATCAACTTGCTAGGCTGGAGTACACCGACAATATACGTAACGCAATCGAAACGGCTAAAACAGAATTAGAAGGAAACCCAGAAAAAGACAAGCTGCTAATAGTAGTTGAAGAAATAGCAACGCGTGCTATGAAAGAGGTGAACCCCCCGGAGCGCACTGAAGGGGTTAACTGGGATGCCGTTGCAGGGTTAGGTAACAAGGCTGTTTTCTACTGGCTACTGAGTGCTCCTAAGTCTGCGCTAGTGCAGCTTACTCAATTACCCATTGTAGGATTGCCCGTATTGTCTTCCGAGTTTAGAAACGCCGATGTAGCCGGAATGGTTGCGAAGTACACAAAGATGATGCTAACCGGCGAGAACATGGCGGAATACACCGAAGATGAAGACGGTGTAGGCAAAACCAACTGGCTTAGTAAACCCTCTATTAGTGACAGCAAATATATTCAGCAAAGCCCCATACGTGCGGCGCTAGAAAAAGCTTGGACACATGCCTCAGAGCGAGAGCTGTTTATGCAGACTTACGCGTCTGACTTAACGGGGCAGGGGAAAGTTAGTAGCCGAGATTTCAGTGGCGCTCCGAGCAAAGTTTTCCGTAACGTCGCCAACTTTATGAGCGGCGGGTTCCATCACTTAGAGCGTATAAACCGAGAGGTTATGTTTATGTCTAGTTTTGAGCTAGCCTATGCAGAAGCCGTAGCTCAAAACTTAAGCCCCGAGGAAGCCCAGAAGGCAGCTCAAGAACGAGCTATGAAGCTAACCTACGCCGGACTGTTTAACTACTCGAACTATAACAAGCCTCGGTACATGACAGCCAATGCCCCGATGAAAATAGCTACCCAATTTATGACCTTCCCCATGCAGATGACTTCTTACCTTGTAAGAAACTTTTTTAAGATGCTGCCCTTTGTAAACCAAGAGGGTAAGGAGGAAGCAGCGACTCAGTTCTTCGGCACTATGGGGATGACGTTTTTGTTTGCCGGTGCTACGGGGCTGCCCCTGTACACAGCCATGATGGGCTTGATGGAGGGAATTAGAGAGGCAAACCGTCCAGATGAAGACGATGAGGACGCTGACTTTTTATACGATATAGACGCGGCGGGTAACCCAATGGGTATGCGGAACATGGACATCTGGTTTCGGCAATCTTTTATACCCCAATATTTCGGTGAAGGGAGCAGCCTTGCTGATTTCCTAGGGCTTTCTCCAGACCAAGCTTCCGCATTGGCCTTATCCATAGAGATGGGACCAATATCTGCACTTACTGGGTTTAACATTGGTGCTTCGACTAGCTTAGATGGGATGTGGTTCCGCGATGATGGGAACAAAGATAACTCTGAGGATGCCCTAGTAAACTTTACTTACAACACAACCCTTGGCCCCTTTGGCAGTATAGCTAGAAGCGCAAGCCGAGCATTGGACGATCTTAAAGACGGGGACTATGGAAGAGCTGCCGAAAACGCTCTGCCCGCTATGTTTAGAAACATTGCTAAAACAATACGCCTGTACGACGAAGGACTCGTTACTAGGTCAGGGAATGTAGTGGCCGATGCTGAGTACTACACGACCTTTAAACTATTTGGTCAAGCTCTAGGCTTGTCCGATACAGAAGTTGCCACGGAACAAGAGTTTAACTTCTTAGCAAAAAACATGGTTGCCGATATGCAAACGGAGCGTGCGGACTTACTAACCGATTTAGACAAAGCAGTTCGTGAGTACCAAGATAGCGACGTAGACGACCCTGATGCTTATGACGGAATACAAAAAGTACAAGATGAAATACTTAAGTTTAACTACCTTAATCCTTGGATGCTCATTAAGGCTAGCACTCAGATTGATTCTTTAAAAGGAAGAGCGGAGCGTCGAGGGAATTCAAGTCAAGGGTTAAACGTAACCAAGCAACTAGAGCAGTACGTCTACCCACTAAGGGAAGACTTCCGTAACCGCTAAATAATTCTCCATATGCGAATGCCTCGCACCCCGTCGGTAATGACTACCTTAGTAGCCACCTTATAGCCAAGGCGCTTGGTAACATCTACGATCTTCTTACGGGACTTTCTGGGATCAAGGCAGGGCACAAAAAAGGAATACCCTACCTTAAACTTAACCCAGTTAATCTCGTAAACTATCTTCTCCACTTGCATTTTTATCTTCTTCGGGTATTAGTCGGCTCATATCTATAAAGTCTGCGTGAGATGCGTCAAACACTAACGAGCGTACCCCCGGAGAAGTAATACTCATGCCCTTCGACAAGCGTTTATTCACTGTCTCTAGGTATAAACCTTTAGCGCTAAGCTCCTTCAGCACGTCTTTATAATCTATCTGCGTTTCTGCGCAGTGCTTTCTAAAGTTTTTAACCGGAACAAACATCTTATGAGTGTCTGGTTCATAGCGGTAAAGCAATGCACCCTTAGGCTCAACTACAGGGAACTTAGCCTTCTGTGTGCGCTTATCTACGCCGTCCTCAACGACTAGCATGTTGTGGGGATGACTGTTTACAAACTCTCCGATTACTGAGCTTGCTTCGCTAACTGGAGGCTTAGTATCCTCACGCATCTCTAGTAAGATAGGCGTAACTACTTTGTATATGCGAGCCATGTCCAGCTTTGCAATGCCCAACCTGCGCACAATAATGCCTCCAGCTAGGTTAGCTGCAACTATGGCTGACCAGTTCCTTTCGCGCTGTGTTAGGTTTAAGTCTTTATCTATACGTGCCTGTATATCTTTAACTAAAGTTTTAACTTCTTCTAAGTTACCTGTTACGTACTTCATAAAAGGCTCGATAGCGTGCCCGTAGTTTTCGTTTAGCTGATGGTCAAACATTTGCTTGCCTTCGGCTGTAGAGATGATCTCACTACCGGGATAGTCAATACGAAACTCAAGAAGCCTCATCATCTCCCCATCAGGTGCGTTTTTTAAGGTAGCTAGCTTCTGATAAAAGGAAGCATTAGCGCACGTCAGAGTAATGTCCCGCCAAGTAATGTCATTCTTCCGAAGCTTGTTTGCACTAGCCTCTGCTTTGTCCTTACCCCGTCCTTGGGAACAAGCGTAAGCGTAGTCTGAGAAAGCTTCTGGTAGCATGTTAGTCATTTCATCAACAGTATTAACAATGTTGTTAAGCAAACCTAACTTAATCACTTTACTAACTTTGGTGTCCTCAGGAGTACCGAGCAGCATCTCTGGGTCACCGCATACGCTGTTCGCCATGCGTAGTATTGTCGTCTTGCCCTGTCCAGCAAGGGGGTGGATAAGGTTTATAATTGCGCCTTTTTGCCCAGTAAACTTTAACAGGGGCGCACCAAAGCCGCTAAGAGCCGCAAACGCCTGTATCTCTAATCCCGGTCTGTCGTAAAGCTCAAAGACCTCACGCCATTTCTCTAACGTACCTTTGGGTTCAAAGTATCCAGCCATGCTCTCCGTAGTACTGGATGCAGGTGAATGGTAAACTCCGTCCTTCCCTATCTCGCGTGTTCCGACAATAAACTTACTGTCGTTTTCAGCCCAACCAAATTGGCTCCTCATTTTTTCTGCTTTCCTTTTTCTTTGTAGCCCTATAACTGAGAGCATAATGAAACTTAAAATAAGTTTAAACTGCGCTTCCGGGGCAAGAATCCCTTGCTTAGAAATCTCCCTACGGAGTTCCCTAGGGTCAGTTATCTTTGAGTTAGAGACTGCAAAAGTCTTAACCCCATCCTTCGGGGTGTGCAGCCTAAGCATCGCAACGTCCCCCCTTTCAGGGTCTGGGTCGTTCATGCGCTTCCATACATAAAGATCATGCTCGTATACAAGCTTAGGCTCTTCGCCTTCTATCTCTAAATATATACCGCCGTTCTTACCGCGTTTAAAAGGTTCCGGGTACTTAGGTATCCTAATTTTTGATGGGTCTGTAACGGCCTCTAGGTCTTCGTACTCCGTTTCTTCGTCTAACTCGGCCTCTATGCTTACTAGGTTGTCTTCTTCAGTGGCTTCAATTAGCTGCTTACCTAAAGAAATAGGACTAGTAATCTTGCCGCTGTGTGGGCAACCTTCGCATCCACCGGGGTGGTTACGCTCGAATACTACACAGCTATGTGGCCCTAGAATATGCTCAATCTTCTTCTCCACTGCGGAAGGATTGTAGTCTGCATGTCCCGCAGATAGCCGGTGTATTGCAGTCTCCCCATCTGAGCAAAACTTAGCAATAGAAAGTGCGTCAAACCAACGCGGTTCAACGAGTGTTTCCCTTTCTTTAAAACAAGATACAAGCTGTGGGCAACTAGTGTTGTCCTTAACCCGCATCATTATTTTAGTGAACGAGGATTCCATGTTAGACGCGATAGTTTTACCTAACGCTGTTAGCTCGCGCTTAGGCTGCAATGCAGCCGTTTCAAGCTGGTTTATCTCCTCTACTCCAAGGAGTTCCTTGAGGTCATCAAGGGCTATACGGTCGCCTACGTGGGCTACCTGTACTTTGGCAGGGGGATTATCTTTAAAGTTATAGGTATCAGGGATTCTCAGAATACGGGAAACTTCGAATACACTTGGGTCAACATAGAAATCTTGACTGAGGCAAACTTGCCGTAACCTAGTGGCTACTGCTTCCCACTCGCCTCGGGTTATCTCCTCTTCGAGCGCCCAGTATACGTGCAACCCGCGCCCTGAGTTCACTATGGTAGGTCGGGGTAATCCCACAACTCCACAGAACTTCTTCAGAGCGAGCATAGCTTCCGTCTGGTTAAGGTAACCGTCAGGTCGCCCAGTCTTCTTATCGACTACTGCTTTACTCTCACCGCAGTCAACGTCTAACCAGAAGGCTTTAAGCTTATCTACGTTATCCTTTCTTCTTCCACCATCAGCAGATTGGAACTTTGCTACTGCAAAAAAAACGTCGCGCTGTTCGGCAACAAATTTCTTAGCCCAACTGTCAACTTCCTCTCTAGTGGCTATAACTTTTTGTAAGACATCCTCTTTACCCTTAATTCCGAGTACGACGTATAAACCCTGTGCAGGCTGTACGTAGTCTAGGAGGTCAAAGTCAGTCATAGGATTCTCATATTTGATAATCTCTCTGGTAGAGAGCTATAAGTTCGCTGATCTCTTCAGCAGTTTGTTTGTTCGGCTTATTTAACCCAGTAAACCAGTTGTAGACTGTTTGCCTACTGACTGCTAAGTCATAAGCCACCTCGGCTACAGGTACACCAAGCTTGATGCAAGTGCGGCCGAGTTTAACTCCTAAAGAGCGAGCGTTGGCTCTTTTGTTTAATTGAACTAGCCTTAAGCTATATCCGTAACTCATTAGTCCAGTTCACTCCCCCAGTCGTCGATGATTGAAGCCATGTCGGGGCTAACCGTAGCAGGCTTTTCTTTTTTAGAAGCACGCTTTACGGGTTCCTTCACGGCCTCTTCAACCGCTTCCACTGCTTCAACCGCTTCAACTACTTCTTCCTCTTCCTCGACTATGCCAAACATATCTTCGGCAGTTTTGTTCTCCCCCGCTGGGGCACTAGTAAATCCTTTTTCTGCTTCGAACGGAGAGAATGACTGCAAAGGTGCGTAGTCAATAACCTGTACGCCACGTAGGCGTAAAGACACACCACTGCTACTCATCTTGTAGGGGACTAACTCAAACGATAAGTTAATAGTACTGCCAGAGGTAAGCTGAAAGTCCTTGTCTAGCATCTTATTGTCTGCGTCAAACTGGGGAACGCCGCCTGTAGCAACCCCTTTATAGGCACCTTTAAGATTAGCCTTACCTAGAAAGGAGCCGTCCTCTTGCTTCTTAAAGGGCATCTGGAGCTTCTCCTCCCAAGAATCGTCTCTACCTTCTGTGTATGCTACAGACATAGCCTTGTACAACTTCTTAGCTTGATCTTCATCCAGCACAAACGAGGTTTCGTACTTTGCATTAGCATCCATAGCTTCGCAAGGGATAGTCCCACCGTTATCTCCTGCATTGCTGTCGTACTTGTAGGGCTTGTCAATGCGAGGGTACTTAGCTTTCACATTTTTTAATAAATAAACTGGGTTTTTCATATATGTATTTCCTTCTGAGTTTTTGAAAAGGTTATGTTTCATTACGTCAGCCTTAAGTAGCTGCCCTATGTTGCCCAACTCTTCCTCACTAAGGGGACGAACTGGTTTGAAATACATTACCGGGAAAGTATTAGCTTCCACGAAATATATTTCTGTTAAAACAGTGCCTAACTTTTCTCCGTTACTTTGCAAGTAATCCCTATACGCATACAAGGGCATCCTATTTGCTTTCCTAGCAAACAAACTTCCACCACTAATGCGTAAGTTACACACAGTCTTACATTCTTCTAGTACTAAGGTTGCCATCGTGTAGAACTTACACGTCTTAGCTTTGTACCTTGCTGGTCCCTTAATATTCTGAGTGCAGTCTACGCACCTTGGGGACTGGCGGTTATCAAGAGGAACCCCTTTATCTGGGTTAGTTGAGTCCGTAGACCAGCACAGTAGCTTCCCAGCGGAGTTGTAGTAGCTACGAGACAGCACACCTTCGTCTGTCACTACCGCTTGGACTGATGTTGAAGGCTGCCCTCCGATACTGAGAGGAGCGAAAGCCCCGTCAAAAGTAGTACGAAGCCTTATCACTTCTTTGTAGGTTTACGTACGGAGATTGTGTATTTGTTCTTAGCCTGTAGTCCTGCCGGAGTAAGGTCTGGGTTGTCCGCTAAGAACTCTTTCATGTTAGTGTTGTGAATTCGCTTCTCTAGTAAATGAAACGCAGAGTTTTCTTCCACAAACTTGTACATAGATTCCCAATCGCTTGTCCAGTAGTTAGACGAAACTCTGCGAGTAATAGTACCTTCAGGAGTTTTAACGCTGTCTAGGTTTTGTTCATCGCAAAGGACTAAGAGCTGCTCAGAGATTACTTCTTGCTGTTCTTTAAACAACTTTATCTCGTCGTCTTTTTCTTTAATTGCACCACGTATCTTAATGTACATGGCTACTAGTTTGTCTGCTGTTAAGTCCACTATAGCTGCTCCTTTTTCGTAGTCGGGAACGTAGTATAGGCTCGTACTTTACAATGTCAAGAGTTTAGACTTAATTCATTACGATAAAGATCAATTATTTTGCTGTGGTTACTTATGTTGTTCTGGAGCATACCGTACAGCTTGGACTCAACCTCGCTACCCTGTATGTGTACGATGGTCATAGGGTTGTGCTGCCCCGGACGATTGATGCGGGCATTAGCTTGGAGGTAGGTCTCTACGCTAGTAACAGGCGCGTACCAAATTATTGTATTAGCAGCGGTTAGGGTAAGCCCATGAGACGCGGCTTGTGGCTGGATGATTAACACTTGTGGCGTTTCCTTTTCTTGGAAATCTTTTATTATCTCTGTTCTTTTATTAACAGATACTTTGCCTGATATAATGGCGCAGGATATTTTTTTCTTAGTAAGGAAGTCGTTAAGCAGATTAATAGTGTGCGTAAAAGGTACAAAGACCAGCACTTTGTGGCTTGATTCCTCTATTACCTCGAGGATAATCTTTAGCCGGTTACTAACGTCGAACTCCAGTACTTGCTTCTCGTCTGTGTATACAGCTCCCCCCGATATTTGCAGGAGCTTATTCAGGTTCGTAGCGGCATTTACTGAGGTTACCTGCTCACCACCGGCTTCAATAGTCATTCGTTGCTTAAGGAGGTTGTAGTACTTCTCTTGTTGCTTTGTTAACGGGGCATCGCGTTCTACAAAGGTCAATGGGGGTAGGTCAAGGCACTGTGCCCTTTCGAAACGAATGGCTGGTTGAAGGGCTTCATGCACCGTCTTGTCTGCATCTGGCTTAGGCCGCCATATGTACTGAGTAGCCTTGTACATAACCTTGTCTCGAAACGCCCCGAAGTACTTAGGCACGCCCTCTGGGTTTATTAACTTAGCAAGACCAAACGCATCAACCGGAGACTGCGCTGCTGGTGTACCAGTAAGCATCCATAGCCACTCGACATCGGCAACTAAATCCCTTAGCGTTTTCCAGCGATCCGTTTGCGCGTTCTTATAGGCATTGGCTTCGTCGATAACAACCATATCAAACTTAGCGTCTTGGATTTCTTCTTTGATTACCGCAACACCGTCGAAGTTTATAATGACGAACTCGCAATCTTCCGCTAAAACTTTGCGCCTTGTATCCGCAGAGCCATGAGCTACTGAACAACTCCGGTGCATGGCAAACTTAAACAAGTCCTGCTGCCATGCTGACTTCATAATGGACAAAGGGCAGATAACTAGCACTCGCTTGATTCTCCCTATCTTCATTAAGTAATCAGTAGCCCATATGACACTGGCTGTTTTGCCTGTGCCTTGTTCGTTGAAGCAAAAGGCTTTCTTATGGAGCGTTAAGAATCCAGAGGTATCCTTCTGGTGGTCAAACGGTTCTAGCTTGCCTGTCCATTTGTAGTCTCGTTTGATGGGAGAGGGTACTTCTTTAATCTTTAGGCCCGCAAGGACTTGAGCTGTCTCCAAGTCCCACTTAATAGCAACTTCGTATACACCCTGTTCCTCTTTAATGATTACAGTCTTGTGCTTTGCTATTGGCTCGGTTACTAAATGTGGGCGCTTTGTCTTGAGAATTAAAGCTTTGTTGTCTACAACTCTCATCGCTATTTTCCGGTTTGGCTTACAGGCAATGAACCAAGCTTATAAACTTCTTGTTGCATGTCGAGCTGAAGCCTCGCAACTTTAACCTCTGAATAAAAGGATTCATTAACTTGCCCTGCCAACTTGGTTACTTCTTTTGCTTTGTTTACGTCCATCGTCCCGTTTGCCACAGAGTTAATTGAATTGCAAAGAAACTTCCTTAGATCGCCTGCTGTATTAATTGCTGCCATTTTTCCTTCTCCTTACTTAGGTTGGTTAACGTGCTTAACTTCTTTATGTGTCGGTAAATTGCTTTAATGACTTGTAGTTGTTCTCTCTCTATAAAAGCATACCTAATACCAAATACAACAATAGTGCGGTTCGCCTCAGAGTACAGACATCCCAGATTAATACGCATACCGTCGTTGTTTGTTCGTCTGTACCAATACCTTTTCCTAACATCTTTGTGCATCAAGGTATCTATTTTCTCTTTCCACTTTTGGGCATCTTTGTAGCTTAAAATAGTAGCTTTGTAGAAACGTAAGAACCTACCCCTTACCTCGTCGTTAAATTCTTTTCTTGAAGGATACTTATTAATCATAATCTCCCACGCGCCTTTCATTATAACTGGTTCAATTTCTGAATCGTACTGGCTATTAAACTTACGTAGCGTATGGTACTTAATCCGTAGAGCATCAGGGATAGCCCCCTTATAAGTATTCCTCGGAACTAAAGGTATTCTAGGTTCGTCAGGGCGATGATCCTCATGCAAATAGGCAACTATGTCTTCATAGCTGTAACGAACGTCCTCATCGTTAGCACACTCAAACATGCTGTTCATTTCTTACGCCCTACAATTTTTCCTCCTTTCTTGGCCTTCTTCATTGCACCCGTACTAGTCCGAGGGAAAGAAGAATTATTAGCTTCTGTTTTAACCGTGAGGTTACTGGGGGCGTTGCCGCCACCTCTCGATATTGGAGTGACGTGGTTAACGTGTTTGCCATCGCCCTTCTTAACTGCACCAGAGGCAACTAATCTTGCGCGTGCAGTATTGCGCTGTGCTCGGTTCTTCTTCTGCTCCGCTGTACCTTGGTACTTTGCGTATTCTGCTTTGTAGTCTCTAGGCTTCTTCATGTCTATCTCCTGTTATGGGAACATTTCTTTACTGGGCAATAGGCGCACAACGGGCCGCTAACTGCATTCCAAACGTCTGACTCTTCAGCACCGGCTAAACGATCAAGGTCAGGGTGAAAGGTGGCAAAGTACGACTTGATAAGCTCCCGTCGATGTTCTTTGCGTATGAATTCGTTGCTCACTACGTAGGCCAATGCAGACTTAATCGTATTGACCTCGGGAAAATGCAAAAACGTAGCCGCAGCAAGAGCATCAAGCTGAGCAGTATCCGCGTACTTTGCATTCTTACCTGTCTTATAGTCCACCAGAAAGGCTTTGTCTTCGTGTACGATAACTAAGTCAGCAATCCCTCGCCACCACACTTCCTTCTTGCGGTCGAAGAACGTGCAAGGGGTGTACTCTTCACCATCATAGGATACGCCAAACCGTAGCTCGCAATGTTTTTCCCCCGGTATTCTATTAAGGGAGTCAAGTGTGTTAGTTATGAAGTCAAACTTCTTAGGGATTTCTTCTCCCTCTTTTATATACATTTCGGCGGCCTTATGCACTTCGTTGCCGTAGTACATAGCGGGGCTGCCTTTATCTTTTACGTCCTTAGCTACCCTTAGGTGGTAGTACTTTTTAGGGCACTGCTTAAACGTACTTAAGCTACTATAAGACCAAGCTGTCATGCTATTTACCTTTATGTTTAGTGCGTATTATTTGCACGCGACTATCCGGCATTGCGCCCCAAATAGTTTTTTCTTCCTTATCGTAAGCGGATACACCGCTTGAATACTGACGAACTTTACCACCCTTAGCTAAATAGTCTTTTATGTCTTGTGCTATCTTCTCACGCTGTACTTTTTTTTCATCCTCTACCACTACCTATCTCCTGTGGATACTACCGCCGTAAATTAAAAACCTGTCCGGCCCCGCTTTTATTTCCTTTGCCCCGCCGTAATGCCGCACTTGTAAATGGGTTCCATTAAAACTAATTTCCCTGTTAACGTGGCTAAACAGCAAATTGTATTTATCTAAATACGTGAAGAGTAAGTCACCATTTGTATCTTCTGCGAGGAAGTGCCATACCGGAACATTTTTGTATTTCAAGCGGGATACCAAATCCCACGGGTCCATACGCTTAGTGGTAACGTCAACCGGCCTTAGCTCCGATAAGTCTAAGCCCTGCACCAACTGGTTCCCTCTGCTATTTGTTCTAGCAAATGCGTTTGCCATTGTTATCTCCTGTTTAGATGTGTACCTTTGCAACTTTATGTATAGTCGTCTCTCGCAAAATAGCCTGCTCGAAATGCTCACACTTTAAACAGTACCAGCCCACGCGTTTCTGAGTCTCCATGTTTAAGACTTCTTCGGAACCTTCCTTGCACTTGGGGCACACGTTAGTGCTTAGATCATTTGGCATCTTGCAAAATCTCCAGACATTTTGCTACCTCTTCTAACCTATCAACAACCTCAAGCAGTTGTTGGCCTAGCTCAACTATTTCTTGTGCGTCGTCTTCATTAAATTCTATTGTAACTTTCATTCGTCGTCCCATGTAGACATAGCTTCATCGGCTGCGCGGTCAGCCATCTCTTGCTTGCGCTCTTCTGGAGATACGTAGTCTTCCTCCTGTGTTAGCAGGTACTCTTCTAGCTCTACCGTTACTCTGTCTCTGCTCATCAGTGTGTCTCCTTAGTTATTCCGTCCCATGCTTCATCCATCAGTTCGATAAAGTCTTCTTTGTGCATTCCGTTAGATTTATTTATCTTTATGAGTATAGCGCTCAGCGTTACAGACACCAGTGCTACTGCACCGGGTTCTTCCTCCACTTGATCAGTAATACACTCAATAATCTTTTCTTCTAAGTTTTTAAGTTTGCTGTTCATTCTTATTCTCCTAGTTAATTAAGCGCGTAATCTGTAGAGTGCGCTGCCCCACCTATTCAGAACACCTACACCTTACAGAGCACGACTAGCCGTTACGTAGCTTCCTCGACGCAGACAAGAAACTGGATAGACACTTACAGTGGTGTAAATACCTTTGTCTTCCTTCTGCATTGCGGGTGTTTTTATAGCCTACCCACCGCCCGCTGGGGTATCCGGGGGAAGCAAAGAACCCCCGTAATTAACATTCCCCGTAAGAGTTGGCGTAACCGCCTTCACAATCGAGGGGTAAGTCTAACGCCCACTCGGGTCGCAACTTCATTGAATCTTCTACGTAAGTCATAGCTTCTTTTACTTCGCTTATGGGGGCTATACACCCTATGGCATCGTGTACCGTCATGACAACTTTATAGCGCTCTGCGACACGTAACAGTTGCTCACCAATAACTATACGAGCTAATGCTTGGCATACATTTTCAATAACCTTACCGCCGTATATGCGGTTGGGTATAATAGCGCGACCTCGCTTAGTGTCATACACAACTTCTACTCGCCCGTCTTCTTCGTTTCTTTCTTTCCTTAGGTTGGGGTACTTAACGTATAAGCCGTTAGGGAGTTTAATCCCGTTGTCAGTATCTACAACTAAAACCCCTTCCTTGCCAATGTCCTGACTTTGCCCCGCCATTAGCCCTTGAAGAGCACTACCTGCTTGCCTCCACAGCCTAGGTATATTGGGGTAAGTCTCCCTATACACTCGGATGATTCGGTCGCACTCATCTTGCTCTAGCTCTACTCCGAAAGTCTTTAACTGATCTTTAAACCTAACCGCACCCATGCCGTAACCTGCGCCTAAGATTGTGGTCTTGCCTACAAACCGTTCGTTCTTATCTATGTCGTCTGGCTCTTTATTGTATATAGCAGAAGCCATTATCTTGTATACATCGTCCCCTCGGTCGAACGCCTCTACTAAGGACTCCTCCTCAGCTAACCATGCTAAGGTACGTGCCTCAATCTGCGATAGGTCGCAATCAATAAACTTGTACCCCGCTGGTGCGCATATAGCCTTCTTAAGTACCGAACCGCGTGGTAAGTTTTGCATGTTTACTTTATCGTCACCACCCCACCTACCTGTGTGGGCTGCGTAGTACTTCAGCGGTATAGGCAGCTTGCCCCTTCCACCTATTGCAATAAGCCTCTCGGTGCGCGTCTCGTCTATCGTAGACTTCACCCCTAGGCGCGTGGCTACAAGGATTTGAACCAACGGGTTAGGATGGCTTTGTAGCTCCTTAAGTCCTTCGTCTGTCTTGGCAAACGCAAACGCTTCCTTGCCTGTGCGCAAACTAATCTTAGTGGGAGGTTCTACACCACACTGCCTAAGTAGCTCAGCAAACTTAGGGTTACTCATTATATGTTCGCGGTCTACGTTAGCCTTAGACAGCAGCTTCTCTTTAGTGTCTTTAATCTTGTTAAGGTGCGCGGTCAGCAACTCTCTGTCTACCTCAAGTACTGGTTCGGTAAACATCCTAAGAGTGAGGTCTATTAGGTTTAGTTCTAACTTAGAAATTTTAGGGGCTAGTACACCGAACAAGGCGTAGGTAAGCTCTACATCGTTAATACAATACCCACCGTAGGCTTCCATCTCCTCGCCAGTAAAGTCTAACCGCTTCTTACCTAGCGCATCTAAAACCTCAGTACCTTTCACACCGAGTCCGTAATGTTTTACTAAAGCCGACAGGCTTCCACCAACTTCTATGGTGTGGATGGCGCGTGCCATGCAAAGGGTGTCAGCAATCTTCTTCGGAACTATATCGAAATGCCAGCTCATTATGGAAAGATCAAATCGCGCATTGTGCGCAATAACAACAGAAGTACCCCAGTCAAAGGAATCTAAGAAAGCTTTTATCTTTTTCTTTGTCCCACTAACAAACTTAGTTTCTTCCTTGTTCTTCTTTACCGCTACGCCTATAACCTCAAAGCGCTTATGGCGGATGTACTCCTCAGTAGTAAACTTCCTTAAGCCAAAGTCTTTTGCATAATAAGTTTCGAAGTCAATCGTAAGCATATCCATTTGGGGCTTACACCTGCCGTTTGGCAAGTAGTTGCTGGGAGCAACTATCATGGTCTAGTACTTTTTGTAGCACAGCTCCTGTGAATATCTGACCTTGGACTTTGTGCATCTTGCCCTCGAAAGACTCACGCTCTTCGGGAGTAATGAAACTCCCGCTCCGGTTTTCATCGCGCACTATACTGATGAGCAGCCCCCACGTATCTTCTTGTCTAGGCTGGAGTTGTAGTAAGTTAAAATCTTTAGGGTGGCTATCCATCCTAGCTAACATTATCTCTAATCCTTTATTCACTTAGTAGCTTCTCCACTTCGTTTAGGTTGTGTTCGTTGATGACCAAAGCAATACCCCCCGCCGCTTCAATAGCAGCAAGCTCTCGATCTTGTAGCATGGTTGTTGTATTCTTGCCTGCCTTACATTCGATGCCAATGAACGCACCGTTATGGCAGCACACAACGTCAGGTATGCCACTACGTCCCATGCCATAGGTA